AAAGTAGTACCGCTTCACATACACGAGACGCACCCGGAGAAAAACATGCCTGCACGTAATGTCGCCCGCCCCGGTGATCTGACCGGTCGCACCAAGGCCACGCTCGCCAAGGAGCACGCCGAGGAACTGAAGGCCCGCGAGAGCGAGATCTCGCTCATGAACGCTGCCGCTGCCGCCGAGCGCGACGAGACCGTCCACGAGGTCAAGCCCCGCCAGCCCGAGCCGGTCGTGGACACCGTCGTCGAGGTCGCCGACACCATCGAGGTCGAGACCCCGATGCGGGAGTTCCGCGTCAACACCTCGCTGGAGAACATGACCTACGGCCAGGGCAACCACTACGACTTCGAAGAGGGCGTCCGCTACAAGGCGCCGAAGGCCCTGTACGACCACCTCGACTCGCTGGGCTACATCTGGCACTGAGGTCGTTAGGAGACCTGACCAATGACTACTCCCGCCCCCTCGCCCCAGCAGGGTGAGGTGTACGTGCTGGAGAACGCCGAGGGCCACGGGGCCGGACTGGGACACCTCCCTACCGGCTCCGCGGTCACCGTGGTCGACGTACACCCGGCTGGCACGGCCGGCGTCGGCCACGCCGGTGAGGACTCCGTCCTCCTCTCGCACGAATTCGACACCCACGTCATCACCGACGAGGGCAACCACGCGCCGGGCAAGGCGGTCCGGCACCTCTCGCTGCACGTGTCCGACTTCCTGCGCATGTACAAGAAGGTCGACCCGACGACCAAGAAGGTGGACTGATGGCCGGCACGAACGCCACCTGGGCCGGCAACGCCCTGGATTTCCTGACCGGCCGGGCCGTGGCCTACACCGCCCCGCGCTCGACGTACCTGGCGCTGCTGCTCGCGGACCCGACGTCGGCCGCCGGTGACGGCACCTACGACATCACCACCATGTCCGAGGTGACCACGCCCGGGTACGCGCGCCAGCAGGTCGTCTGGACCGCTCCGTCCGGCTCGCCCATGACGACGGCGAACAATGCTCTGCTGTTCTACGGCCCCTTCACCGCGGACATGACGGCCCCCGCACAGTTCGCTGCGCTGGTCACCTCGGCGTCCGGTACGACGGGCCAAGTCATCTACGCCTGGCCGATCGACGATCCGCTTCAGGCCGCCACGAACGAGAGCCTTCAGGTTGCTGCGGGCGCTCTCACCCTGAACGCCTGATTGGAGTCGCGGAATGGCCACTCTTGAGGAGCTGCGGACGCGGGTGCGTTCCGAGCTGGGCGACCGGCTCATCCCGTTCCGCGACACCATCCGGGGGACGGGAGACGTCGCCGAGTACGAGCTGAGCGCGAACAACGTGACCGGCCTCGAAGTCGTTCAGGTCGCCGGCGCCACACAGACGGTGCTTAATACCGGCCAGGACTACGTCCTGGACTCCTTGAACGGCATCCTCACGCTCACGGCCCCGCTCGGCCTGGACGCGCTGCTTCTCGTGGCCGGCCACTCCTTCTCGCTGTTCGCCGACGACGAGTTGGACATGTACCTGGGCGACGCGTTCGCCCAGCACAACCGGGGCCGTACGATCTCCGTCCGGTACAAGGACGACGACGGTTTCATCCGGTACACGGAGGAGCCCGTCGACTTCGCGACCCTCCCGCCGGAGGAGGACATCATGGTTGTCATCCTGGCGGTGGTCGAGGCGATGTGGGCGCTGTCCACGGACGCGGCCACCGACATCAACGTGCAGACGGCGGACGGTACTTCCATCGACCGGGGCCAGCGGTTCGCGCAGATCCAGACCCAGATCAACATGCTGAACGACCGCTACAAGATGCTGTGCGAGAAGTTGGGTGTGGGCCTGTACTCGATCGAGGTCACGAACCTGCGCCGGGTCTCCCGTACGACCGGCCGGCTCGTGCCGCTGTTCCGCGAGCGCGAGTACGACGACCACGCCCTGCCGCAGCGGATCCTCCCGCCCATCGGTCCCGGTCACCAGAACGACGACGAGTCCGGCGTCCCCTCCAGCTCCTTCGGGTCCTGGGGGTACTGACGATGGGTCGACTCGACTGGAAGCGCAGCGGCCGGTTCAATGCGAACTACGAGACGACCGAGATCATGGCGTCCCTGCGGGGGCGCCAGCACGAGGTCGGCGAGAGCGTGCAGTACTACCGCTACTCCCACACGGACCCGGCCGGCGAGGACCTGTACGACGAGGCGACCGGGCAGGGGAAGGTCTACGCCGGTCCGTACCGGATCCCCGCCCTGCACGTCATACACAGCCAGGGCGCGGCGCAGGACACTCCGCAGGGCCTGTACTCGGTGGACAACCTCTCCATCACCGCGAGTTTCGACGCGCTGCGGAGGTTGGGGTTCACCGACCAGGACATCGATCACGACAAATACCTCACGGACCGTCTCGTCTATGACGATGCGGTTTTCCGGGTGACGTCCATTGCGGTTCTCGGTCAGATCCAGAACCGGGACATCATCGTCAGCATCGAAGCCGTCCAGGTGAAGCCCGACGAACTGGTCAATGATGTGCAGTTCGCGCACTGGTCGCAGCCTGCCTGATTTATAAACTTCCTCGGCTTTCTTGGGATCCTGATTGGCGGAAGACTTCCGCTGTTCGAGATCCCGCGAGGCCCCCTTTGCCATGGCTCATCAATGAGGACCGCGCCGTAAAGGCGAAACTTCAGGGCCTCACTGTCGACGATGCGAATGCGCCGGAAGGACGTCCTGTCCCGGTGCGCTTTCGCATTCCTGAGACCGAGCTGGCGAAGCAGACGTTCCCGCTGGTCGTTATCGAGCACGCGGGGATCGAGAAGGCCGACGACCGCGAGCACCGTGGTCAGGCCTTCCTGCCGTACGCGCCGGAGGGGACTTCGCGCTGGTGGGAGGACGGTGCCACGGAGATCTCGGTGGCGGACTCCCCGTACCTGGTGGAGTTCCCCATACCGTACGACCTCCGCTACCGGGTGTCTGTGTTCACGCGTCTGGCGGAGCACGACATTGCTCTCGCCTCCGCGGTGATGCAGCGCGATTACCTCCCGGCCCGTTTCGGTTTTCTGGAGGTTCCCGAGGATGGCACTGTGCGCCGGCTGGACATTCTCGGTGGCCCCGAGCTGGCCGACGTTCGCGACGAGAACGGGAAGCGCCTGTTCCGTCGCGAATATCTGATCTCTGTCTCCAGCGAAATGCTCCCGGCTGTCGCCGACGCCTACGTCAAGGCGCAGACCGTGGCTCTGGACTTCGAGTACTTCTCGGAACAGGTAATCCGACCGTGATCCGGAACAAGGATTCGTAACCCCAGGAATTCACCCTTACCCAGGAGAAATTGATGACTGTCTACAAGCGGCCCGGTGTCTACGTCAGCGAGACGCTGACCCCGCTCGCGCAGGCCGTGAGCACCCCGGGCGAGTCGGTGGCGGCGTTCGTCGGCACCTGCAAGCAGGGCGGCTCGTTGGCGCCGACGCTGGTCTCGTCCTGGTCGCAGTACGTCGCGGCCTACGGCGGCTTCGGCGACACCTCCGACCTGCTGCCGTTCGCCGTCTGGTCCTACTTCAACAACGGTGGCAATCAGGCCTACATCGTCCGCGCCGCGGCCAGCGATGCCGTCGCGGCGTCCGTCACGCTCCAGGACACCGAGACGGTCGCCAAGGACACCCTGAAGATCACCGCTATCTCGCCCGGCACGTGGGGTAACAAGATCTACGTCGACATCGCGGCGGGTGCGACGGGGGCCGGCCGGTTCGACCTGTACGTGTACGTGGGCGGAACCACGACGGCGTACCTGAAGGAGCGCTTCCCGGACGTCTCGCTCGACCCGTCCGACTCCCGCAACGCGCAGGCGCTGATCAACTCCCCGGTGACCGGCTCGTCTTACGTCCAGATCCAGAGCCTGCTTAATACCGCCTGGGCCGCGAACCACGGCCCCGTCGTCCAGGCCGGCGTTCCGCTGGCCGGCGGTGCCGACGGTGTGGCCGCGGTCAACCTGGAGACGGCCGCCAAGCGGTTGGAGGTCGTCGAGGACAACCTGGTCCTCAACATCCCCGGTGTCTCCGACGCGACGGTCCTGAACCCGGTCGTCTCGTGGGCACAGACCCAGGGCAACGTGTTCGTCGTCGTGGACGGCGTCAAGCCGCTGGCCTCCGACAACGCGCACTCCTACGCGCTCGCGCTCCAGGGCATGTCCTCGGGTGGCTCGGCGCTGGCGTCGTCCTCCCACGCGGCCGTGTACGGGCCGTGGCTGATCGTCAACGACCCGGCGACGCTGGCTTCCGGCTCGTCCCGTCTGCTGCCTCCGGGTGGCGCGGTCCTCGGCCAGTACAGCCGTACCGACGCCTCGCGCGGCGTGCAGAAGCCCCCGGCCGGCGTCGACACTGCGCTCAAGGGAGTGTTGGACGTCCAGTTCCGCTTCACCAACGACGACCAGGACAGCCTGAACGTCTCCGGCATCAACGTCATCAAGTCCCTGCCCGGCACCGGCTTCGTCATCTACGGCGCGCGGACCCTGTCGATCAACATGCCGGACCGCTACGTCAGCATCCGGCGCTCGCTGATGCTGATCAAGAAGGGTCTGCTCGACCTCACGCGCTTCGCCGTGTTCGAGCCCAACGACCAGATCCTGTGGGACCAGATCAGCGCGCTCGCCACGCAGTACCTGCTGACGCTCATGCAGACCGGCGTTCTCGCGGGCACGACCACGGACGAGGCGTTCTTCGTCGTCTGCGACTCCACGAACAACACCCCCGCCAGCGTGGCGAGCGGCACCGTCAACATCCAGGTCGGCGTGGCCCTTCAGACGCCTGCTGAGTACATCGTGATCCAGATCGGTCAGTACTCCGGTGGGTCGACCGCTACCGAGACCACTTCCTGAGAGGCCCCTGACTGATGGCTACGACCACGAACTCGATCGCCCGGCTCGCTTCGGACCCGCTCCGGAACTTCAAGTTCCAGGTGCAGATCCAGCACCCGACGCTCAAGACGTTCGCCCGCATGGGCTTCATGTCCGTTTCCGGACTGAACGTCACGACGGAGGTCATTCCGTACCGAGAAGGCGGAATGAATACCACTACGCAGAAAATGCCCGGACAGTCCGATTTTGCCCCCATCACCCTTTCCAAGGGTCTCGTCGTGGGCGACTCCGCAATGATGGACTGGATGCGCCAGTTGTTCACCGTCATGCAGGGCGAAGGAAACGGCGCGGCCGGCGACGAATTCCGCGCCATGGTCGACGTCTACATCCTCGACCACCCGGTGACCAAGGGCACCACCCCCGCCAAGGCTGCATTCCGCATCTACAATGCGTGGCCCACGGCGGTAGCCTTCTCCGACCTCGACGCCGGCGCCAACGCAATTGTCGTCCAGCAGATGACCCTCGCCCACGAGGGATTCGAGTTCAAGTTGGCGAGCAAGGTAGGCTCGACTGCGGTGAGTTTCAACTCGAAGAAGTAATTCACGCCCTACTAACTAGGAGCAAAATCCGTGGCTACCGACCTTAATACCGAGGGGTACACCAACCCCCTCGACAACCCTGCGGCTGCCAATGCGCAGATCTCCGCGCTTCTGTCCGAAGCCACGCAGGGAGAGGTCGCCAAGCCCTCGATCAGCCACCCGGCAGGCGGCAACTTCAG